TAATATCGTTATCATATCGGGCGTTAATTCTACCCGTGCCTTTAAGATATTTCTTGACCCTTAGATGGGCATTGATTTTCCTAGTATGTCCGTCTTTCGCTGTATATACGATTGATACGAACTTATTTTTTTGATTTGCTACAAGTCTATCTATTTTATTTTGGTTAACTACTTTCATAATGTACCTCTCAATTGTGCGGTCCTTGTAAAAGGTGGACCGCTTAACCTTTTAATACTATTGTACCCTTAATGAATATAATATGTAACGTTTTTAATATTTTTATCCCAGCATTTCCTACAAGTCCCGCATTTGCCGTTATTCTCAAATGCTCTACAAGTTGCTTTGTCTTTGTCTGTGGTTACAACGCTTGTATTTGCAAATATAGGCGCTTTTCCGTCAATCATTGACCCTGATAAGCGTATCACTAAATTCTCTGGAATTTTGCCCTTATATTGCTTTACCAATTGACTCTCTTTTGTTGGTAACCAATGCTTAATATTTGGCGTTGCTTTTACTACTTGTAATATCTTTTCAAAGTGGTCTATATTTTGTATGTCCCCGCTATCGTGCCAACGAAAAACGCCTGTATCCTGAATATTCTTTTTATTTTGTATTAAAAATATCATTGCTTTGACCCAAAGCGGGTTTGATATACTTTCAAGGCGTTTATATTGCTTTTGAATAATTGCTGGATAGCGTTTATAGTTACCTTTCAAGGCGTAACAGGTGGAACAAACACTACCCGCTATAAGTCTTAATTTACTACCTTTCTTACATTCATTTGCTGGTATAGAATAGGACAAAGAGGGCATTTTATCCGTTTTTGTCAAACCCTGTACTATGTCTAATGCCTGTTTAATTGTAGTTATTTGTTTTTCTAAATTGTTAATTAGCATATTATTTCCTTTAGTTTTGGGGGCGTTTTGCCCCCGTGTTGTTATTATCTTAAAACAGGTGTTACCTCAAATTTTTCCGTTCCCTCTAAATGTTGGCAAATTTTCCACGCCTCATCATCATTATTATTTTTGGCAATGTTTACAGCGTCAATGTTATTTTTTGCCTTAACTGTTGTATATTCCTCAACCATAATGTATCTAGTTACTATATATTTATTCATTTTATTACCCCTATATTATTAAAATTTGACTTGATTAGTTATATTTAAATAAAGCATATAATCTGCTGGTGATAATTTATCTTTTAACAGATTAGCATCTTTTATTGTTTTTTGGTTTTGCTCAAGTTTTATTATCTTGTGAATAGTCTCTAGTATTGTCATATTATTTCCCCTATTAAAATTCTATTACTTTGTCTATGATTTTTACTGTATCGCCTGCTTTTGAGAATTTATGATAATCTTTTCTTAATTTATCAACATCTAAATATATGTTATGGACTTTCTCATTAACTAACAGTATGTATGACTGTAAAACTCTTATATCATAATTAACTTTCATAATATATCCTTCTATTGTTGACAATTATTATATCGGGAATTGCCTTAACCTTTGAGTGCTATTATCCAGATAAAACCTTGAAAGTACAACGGAAATAATCGATAGTTGATACGATTGATAATCGATTTATTCGATAGTAATTATAGAATGTGGGGTGTTGTAGTTATTATCTAACATTTGTAGTATCCGTGCAACATCTGTTGCAAATATACCAATGAACCTATCCAGAGGGCGGGCATATCCATATGTTGTAAATATGCAACATCTGTTGTATTTATACTACACGCCTGCTTCGGGTCAATCCTTGTATATCCGTTTGGTGGTGGTGAGATTGTCCGCCAGAGTTGACCCCGCCCCCACCCCTTTGGGATTTACGCACGCACACAAAACGGACCTACATACAAAATTTTATATTTTTTTCATATGTATATCTCTGAAGAGGTATATACTATAAAATAACTTCGGGCACACTAGAAGTTCTGGTATAATATCATATGTGGTCATTCATTAGTAGAACTTACTTCCCTACTAACTAACAAATCAACTAATGAATACTAACATAGTTAACACTATAGTAGACCCTAACTAAAAAATATAGTTTAATGTCTAACTAAATTTATGGTATAATATTGTTATGTCTAAAAAATATAAAGATGTCGATTCGAAGATATTAGATGAAGCTAAGTATGCTGGTGCAGCAGAGACAGGTAAAGTTCCATCTGATGTAACAATCGAAGTAAAAAGAGTTAAAGGTAGACCTACTGGTGGTCTGTCTAAAGAAAGTAGTGCTGCTGGTGGTAAGAAAGCAAGAAGGACTACTACTAAGTACAATCCTACAGATGACGACTATAAGAAAGTAGAAGAGATGGTGTTGATTGGTCTTGACCAACATACTATTGCCAAGATAATGGGCGTATCTATAGGCACACTAGTTAAATATTACAAAGCAACACTAGAGACCGCAAGAGAACAACGTACCGCTAAGGTAGCAGGTGTAGCATATGAGATGGCAGTTAGTGGACAGTCTCCATCTATGACTACATTCTGGCTTAAGACACAAGCAGGGTGGACACCTAAACAACACATTGTCCACGAAGATAAAGCATTTGATAGTAGTTGGGCTGAAGATGAAGCAGACTTTGCAGATGCTAACAAAAGGGACGAGGATAGCGTACATTAGTTATGCAACAAGAGGAGAAGCGTAAGAGTATAGTAATACCCTATACGCCTAGAGAATTACAAGCACACTTACATTCTAACTTAGAAAGATTTAATGTAGTTGTTTGTCATAGAAGATTTGGTAAGACTGTATTTGCAATCAACCATATGATTAAGTCAGCGGTTGAAGCAATTAAAGAAGGTAAGCGTGCACCTAGGTTTGCATATCTTGCCCCACTATTCAAACAAGCAAAAACAGTAGCCTGGGATGAATTAAAAAGATTATGTAAGGTATTCCCTGATGTTAAGTTTAATGAAGCAGAACTTAGGGCAGACTTTATGGGAGCAAGAATACAGTTATATGGAGCTGACAACCCTGATACTCTTAGAGGTATTTATTTGGATGGTGTTATTCTAGACGAATATGCACAGATGAATCCAAAAATGTATACAGAAGTTATACGTCCTGCATTATCAGATAGAAAGGGGTGGGCAATATTTATTGGGACTCCTAAAGGTAAGAACGAATTTTATGATATTTATCATAGTGCAGCAGATAAGAAAGGCTGGGCTAGATTTTTATTTAAAGCATCTGAAACGGGCATACTAGATGAAGAAGAACTAGAGATGGCACGTCAAGATATGGCAGAGACAGAGTATGAACAAGAGTATGAATGTTCTTGGTCTGCTGCCTTAAGAGGTGCATACTACGCTAAAGAGATTGAAAAGGCGTATGATGAGGAAAGAATAGGTAAAGTACCTTACGACCCATCTAAACAAGTAGAGACTTGGTGGGACTTAGGTGTATCAGATTCTACCTCTATATGGTTTGCCCAGAGAGTTGGACAAGCTGTACATATAATAGATTATTATGAAAATAGTGGGGAAGGGTTACCGCACTATATTGATGTACTTAATCAGAAAGGTTATCGTTATGGGGCACACGTTGCACCACACGATATAGTAGTTAGAGAATTTTCTACTGGTAAGTCTAGACAAGATATAGCATTTAGTCTTGGTATAGATTTTCAGATAGCACCTAAGTTAAAGGTGATGGATGGTATCAACGCTACTAGAACTTTCTTAAACAAATGTTGGTTTGATGAAATAAAAACCAAAACAGGACTAGAAGCACTGCTACAATATCGTAGTCAGTATGATGATAAGAAGAGGATATGGTCGGAGAAACCTGTCCACGATTGGACATCACACGCAAGTGATGCTTTTAGATATGGGGTCGTTACTGAACCAGTATATACAGGGAACGATGGAATGTGGAGTAATAGTCTACCTGAACAAGATTATAGTTGGGTAGTATAGGAGGATATATGGCAATTAATCCAACGTGGTTAGCAAACCAAATTAAAGAACTTAGAGAAGAGATTAAAGATATTAAAGCTATATTAGTAGCAGTATCTAAATCAGAGACTAAAGAGAAAAAGGAAACTAAATAGCTTATGGCAAGAATGACCAAATCAGAGTTAATTCAGCACCTAGAACAGGAAATAGATTCCTCTCTAGGTTTTTCTGAATCTAAACTCACAGACCAAAGAACCGATGCCTTAGATAGATATTATGGTAAGAAGTATGGTAATGAAGTAGAAGGTCGTTCACAAATTGTCACAAGAGATGTAGCAGATGTAATCGAATGGATTATGCCATCTCTAATGAAGATATTTACTAGCGGTGATAAAGTAGTACAGTTTGAACCACAAGGTCCAGAAGATGTACAAATGGCAAAGCACGCTACTGATTATGTAAACTATGTTATTATGAGACAGAACAAAGGTTTCTCTGTCATATATAATTGGTTTAAAGATGCACTACTACAAAAGAATGGTATTGTCAAACACTATTGGGATGATAGTGTAAAGGTAACTAGAGAAGAATATAAGAATCTAACAGAAGAAGAATTTATGGCACTTCTGATAGATGATGACATAGAGATTAAAGAACATACTGCATCAGGTGGAATGACTGAAGTAGAAGATGAGATGGGTATGGTGATGCAAGATGTGCAACCTGTCTTACACGATGTAGTAGTTGAAAGAACAAGAAACGATGGCAAGGTTATTATTGAGAACGTGCCACCAGAAGAATTCCTTATTAACCAATATGCTAAAGATATTGAGTCAGCAAGGTTTGTAGCACATAGAGTCAAGAAGACTAAGAGTGAGTTGATTGAAGCAGGTTACTCTAAGACTAAACTAGAACGTGCATATTCTGCAGCAGAAGCAGAATGGAAGCAGGAAAGATTAGCTAGGTTTGATTATGATTCTGATTCGTCTTACCCAACAGGAGACCTTGATGAAGGTATTTGGGTAGATGAGTGTTATGTACGTGTTGATTATGATAACGATGGTATAGATGAGTTAAGAAAGGTAACGAAGGTCGGGGATGAGATTTTAGACAATGAGGTAGTGGATAGTGTTCCCTTCTCCTCCCTTACTCCTATACCAATGCCTCATAAGTTCTACGGACTTAGTGTCTATGACCTAATCTCCGACTTACAACTTATTAAAACCACATTGATGCGTAACTTGTTAGACAATATGTATCTAACAAACAATGGGCGTTATGAGGTAGTTGAAGGTCAAGCAAACCTAGATGACTTGATGACTTCTAGACCAGGTGGTATTGTCAGAGTACGTACACCAGGTGCAGTATCTCCACTAGCAACTCCACAATTAGATGCTAACTCTTTCAATATGTTAGGATACCTAGACAGTATCAGAGAGGAAAGAACAGGTGTCAGTAAAAACGCAATGGGGTTAGGTGAAGGTGCACTGAAATCACATCAAACAGCTACAGGTGTTGCACAAGTAATGACAGCAGCCCAGCAAAAAATTGAGTTGATTGCTAGGGTATTTGCTGAAACTGGAATGAAAGATTTGTCTAACAACGTATACGGACTAGTACAAAAATATGAATCTCCAGAAAAGTTAGTTAGATTAAATAATGAATGGGTATCACTATATCCAGCAGAGTGGAAAGAAAAGTTAGATTGTACTGCACAGGTAGGTCTAGGATTTGGTAACAAAGATATGAATTTATTACACCTAGGACAACTAGCACAATCTCTACAAATGGTAGCACAACATCCAGCTGCAGGTATGATGATTAAACCTAAGAATGTATATAACTTACTAGCAGAACAAATTAAAGCTATGGGTATGAAGAACGTCAATGACTTCATTACAGACCCAGGCGACCAAGAAGCTCCACAACAGCCTAACCCTGAGCAACAGATGAAACAGATGGAAGCACAGTTGAAGGCTGAAGAGTTGAAGATGAAGATGCAACAAGCACAAGCAACTGCTCAACTCAAACAAAGAGAGATGGAACTAGATGCACAACTACAACAGCAAGAGTTAGAACTGAAGGCTGCTGAAGCTGAAGTAGAGATGCAGATTAAAGCACAAGAGTTAGAGATTAAGAAAGCTGACCTTGCACTTAAACAACAAGAATTAATACTAGAGAGGGAACAGGAAAGACCTGTAGCAATAGGACCTAATTAAGGAGAAGTATGACAAAGGAGGAGGAAGTAAGACGTGGCGAGAACGCTGAACGTCTAGTCAATGACCCATTATATAAAGAGGCATTTGACGTAACAAAAGAACATTTAATCGAATTACTACTTAACACTAAGATTAGTGAAGAAGTAGAAAGAGATAGAATATATATTACTATCAAATCGTTAGATTTGGTGGACCAACATATTAAATCTATCTTAGAAACAGGAAAGCTTGCTGCGAAGGGGCAAGAGTTCTATAGTAATTAAAATTTAAAACAGGGAGAATAACGATGGATTCTGTAGAGAATAACCAAGAAGTTAACGAAGCCTTTAATAGGGCACAACCAGGGTCTGCTGAAGAAGCAGCCAACAATATCCTTAATATGTGGAACTCAGAAGAGCAACCCGCAAACGAGGAAACCGAAGCTACTGTTGACGAGGAAGTAGTTGAGGAGATACAGGAAGATGAAGTCGAAACTGAAGAGGACTCCGTTGAGGAAGAAACCACTGAAGAAGTAGAGGAAACTGAAGAGACTGTTGATGAAGTTGAAGAAGAGGTCGAAGAAGAAGTTGAACCAGAAACTTATAAAGTAAAAGTTAATGGTGAAGAGTTTGAAGTAGACATTGACGAACTTAAAGCAGGCTATCAAAGACAATCTGACTATACTCGTAAATCTCAAGAACTAGCTGAACAGCGTAAACAAACTGAGGCAATCAATGAGGAACGCATCAGACTAGAACAAGAGAGAAGTATGTACGCTAACGCTTTGCAAATGTTGGAACAAGACCAACAGGCAAAACTTAAGGAATACGAAAGTATTGATTGGAACACATTGAAAGAAGATGACCCATATCAATATATGCTGAAGAAGGACGAATATAATGATGTTAGAGCCAAGATGGATAATGCTAGGCAACAACAAACTCTTGTTCAACAACAACAGCAAGAACAGGCAATGAGAGCTAGAGCTGACTTTGTTCAAGACCAGTACACTAAACTGATTGAACAATTACCAGAGTGGGCTGATAAAAACTCTACTGTTAAAGATGACATCAGAAAGTTTGCTATTGATTCTGGTTATGCACCAGAAGAAGTAGAACAACTTGCAGACCATCGTAGTGTTCTTATATTAAAGAAAGCTATGGAGTTTGATAAGTTAACTAGTAAGGTAGCACCTAAAAAGAAAGCAGTAAAGACAGTACCAAAAGTTCAAAAGTCTGGAAGAGGTAAACCTAAAGGTGAAGAAGAAAGCCAAAAAGCAAAGAAGAAACGTACACAGTTAAGGAAGTCTGGTCAAGTAAAAGACGCGGCTTCTGTTTTCTATGATATGTTATAAGGAGCAATTAAATGGCAACTCAATTTAGAACATATGATGCAGAGGCAATTCGTGAGGAATTGTCTGATGTAATCTATGACATCTCGCCTACAGATACTCCCTTTATGTCCAGCATTGCTGGTAAGGGTTCTGTAGCAAACACTTACTTTGAATGGCAAACTGATTCATTAGCGGCAGCTGATGGTTCTAACGTAGTAATTGAAGGTGCAGCTGTAGGTGCAGCATCAACAACAGCTACTACTCGTCTTGGTAACTACACACAAATCTCTAAGAAAGTTGTAGAGGTTTCTGGTACTCAAGAAAAGACTAACAACGCTGGTAAAAAATCAGAACTTGCTTATCAATTAGCTAAAGCATCTAAAGAACTTAAGCGTGATATGGAGACTATGTTACTAGCAGATAACGCTGCTGTAGCAGGTGATGCTTCTACTGCACGTGAGACTCGTGGTGCTGCTAACTTCATCACAACTAACATCGTTGATGCTGGTACTTCTGGTACTAACGCTGCTATCGTTGATGATGATATTGTCGACATCGCAGAAGATTGCTGGACACAAGGTGGTGAACCTAATACACTACTTATGGGTTCTGTAAACAAGAAAGTTATGACTGGTCTAGCTGGTCGTGCTGATGCTGTTCGTACAATGGCTGATGATAATATGACTGCTTACAACGCAGTTGACGTTTATGTAACTGACTTTGGTACATTTAATATGGTACTAGATAGATACTGTGACCAAGACTTAGTATACGTACTACAGCCTGATATGTGGTCTGTTCAGTTTCTACGTGATTTCCAAACAGTTGACATTGCTAAAGATGGTGACTCAGACAAGAAAATGCTTGTTGTTGAGTATGGTCTTCAGTGTAACAATGAAGCAGCTAACGGAAAAATCAGATACACAACTGGTTAATCTAAACCTCACCACCCTGGGCAACTGGGGTGGTTTCTTATTATGGCAGTAAATAATAAACTAATTGAAAACCTAGACGGAAGTCTAACAAGTGTCTCTACACAAGACGACAAAGAATTAAAACATATTGTTGACGGAAATGAAAAGTTAAAGTTTGCTACACGTCACGATACATATAAAGGTGATTCACAATTTAAACACCGAGTAGCAAGGATACCATTAATTGTTGTAGAACAGATGATGAGAGATGGTGTATGGAATGACCCAGAAAGAATGAAGGCGTGGTTGAACGACCCAGCTAACGCAGCATTCAGAACTACTAAAGGAAACGTTTAATGGCATTAAGTAACTATACAGAATTAAAAGATGCGATTGCTGATTGGTTAGATAGAAGTGATTTAACTGATAGGATACCAGACTTTATTGCACTAGCAGAAGCCAGGTTAAATAGAGAACTTCGTATCAGACCAATGGAAGTACGTTCTACTATGACTACAACTGTAGGACAGAGATACTTTAATCTTCCTGGTGGTTACTTACAAATGCGTAACTTTCAAATTAATACTAATCCTATTACTCCACTAGAATACATTACACCTGAAATGTTAGATAGATTGTATGGTTCTAACACAACAGGTAAACCAAGGGCGTATTCTTTGATTGGAGACGAGATTCAACTAGCACCTATACCAGACTCTACCTATACAATAGAAATGGCGTTTTACGAGAAATTTACGCCTCTGGGAGATGGTACTTCAGGTACAGTAACAAGCAACTGGTTAACTAATAATGCACCAGATGTTTTATTATATGGTGCACTTATTGAAGCAGAACCATTTATTAAGAATGATGAACGTATACAATTATGGTTGACTGCATACAAAGAAGCTATAGATAAAATACAGAAAGCAGATGATAGAGATAGACACTCTGGTTCTCAAATGAGAGTGCGTAATGTTTACTCTGGAGTTGAATACTAATGGCACAGTCTACTTGGGGTGCGGAAACAGCAACTTGGAGTAGTGATAGTTATGTGTGGGCTAACTCTACATATTCAGATACAGCAACATTAGCAACAAATACAACATATACACAAACAGGTAATACTATTTTTCCTGTTAGTATTAGTCTAGATAGTACAAAAGATTCAACAAGTTCTGGTGGTTTTAATTTAGTTGGTAATGTTACTTTTGCATTATCATCATCTACTTCTAGTAGTAATAATTCGATATATGTAAATGCTGTCACTATAGCACAAAATTCTGGTATAATATCAGTAGGTAATAAAGTATATATTGATTCAGTAGTATTAGGTACTACAGTAAATATACCCCTTCCAGGAACAACTACTTGGAATTTAGAAACATCTACTTGGGATACAACCACAGGTTCTTGGGGATATATGCCTAGCATTGCTGTACCAGTAACAGCAGATTTAACACAAATAATATTAGATAAAGTCGGAGACGAGGATACAGATAAAATCGCTTCGGCTATTCTTGCTTTACAATCTGGAGTAAGTGCATCAGGTTCTATTTCTGTACCTGTAAGTGCTACACTATCTTTAGAAGAAGCAATGAAGTTTAACATTAATTTTGAAGAGTCTATTACAATAAATATGAACAGTAGACAAACTTCAGAAAACAACTTCTTATGGAATGAAGTCCAAGAAGATAGCGATACTACCTGGTCAAAGGTAGCTGACCCAGATGAGTAATAATAACAACGGAGTAAATATGAACAACGTAGGCTTAGACTTAGCAAATATTTGGAAAGTTACCTGTTTAGACAAAGATGGTAACATAAAGTGGGAAGAAGAAAAAAAGAACTTGATTGTGACACAAGGTCTTAATCATATTCTTGATGTAACATTCCACGCAGATACACAAGTAACAACTTGGTATATTGGACTTAAAGGTTCGGGTACACCAGCAGCAGGTGACACAATGGCATCACACTCAAGCTGGTCTGAAATTACAGATTATTCTGGAGACAGAAAAGAATGGACTGAAGGTGCAGCATCTTCTGGTTCTATGACTAACTCTTCTTCAGTAGACTTTTCAATCACAGGCACAGCTACAGTAGCAGGTGCATTTTTAAATACAGCTTCAACTGGTACAGCAGGTACATTGTATGGTGTTGTAGATTTTTCTTCTGCACGTTCAGTAATTTCTGGAGATACATTACAGGTAACTGTAACAGTAACAGCAGCTTCAGCATAATAGGAGGTCACAATGGCTTTAGAGGATTTAACAGGTACTAAATATATTGACTCACTTGATGAAAATAACCCAGCCGCTGGAGATAATGTTTCTGAAGGTGATGACCATATTAGAGGTATCAAAAACACAATCAAAAAGACTTTTCCTAATATCAATGGTGCTGTTAATGCTAGTGATGAAGAATTAAACTATGTTGATGGCGTTACATCAAATATTCAAACGCAGTTAGATGGTAAACAAGCAACACTAAGTTCTGGAGACATTACTGCAACAGAATTAGCAGTAACTGGTGATGGAACATCTGGACAATACCTAGCATCTGATGGCGATGGAACAATGACTTGGACAGACATACCTGCAGGTTATTCGGATTCAGATGTTGATTCACACCTAAGTGGTGGAACTGGTATTACATACTCATCTGGTGCAATTAGTGTTACAGATGATAGCATTGGTGCAACACAATTAAATGTTTCAGGTAATGGTTCTAGTAATCAAATGCTTGTTTCAGATGGAGATGGTTCATTTAGTTGGGCAAACCAACCTTCTGGTGGAAGTACAGTAACTTTTTCTACAAGTACTACAACTTTTAATGTAAGTCTAGGTGATACTAATAATGGGCAGTTTAATACTTCTTTAACTAATTATCCATTCTTTCCAAGAGTGCAAGTTAATAGTAAAGGGTGGGCAGATAACAGATACCACCGTAACTGTTGTATTCGTGCGGTACACGGAACTCACAGAAGTAGCAAAGACTCTAATCCAGGTTATCCTGGTGCATCTTATGACAATAGAATTTGTATTGGTTTAACAGGTCATGAGTATGGTGCAAATTATTGGGGAAGAATTAGTTACAATCGTATGACCGCATCATAAGGAGAAATAAGATATGGCACTTTATTCATTACAGTTTAAAATAAACACATATTTTCACGAGTGTGTTGCACTAACTATAGAAGATACTTCAATGAATTACATAGCAGTTGATGATTTTCCTAGCTATATGTATGAAGGTAGAATAGTTGAAGTTGAAGCAGGAGAAACTCCACCAACAGCACAACAAATGGCACAGTTTGATACTAAAACTTATACAGTTAATTGTGCCAATAATTTATTAAATAGTAGTTTAACTGCTACAGATGTTGTTATAAATACTGACAATACTATTGATTGGACTAATTTAAATAATGATTTTCAAATAACAATGGTTCAGGAAGTACAAATTAGTTAATAAAATAAGGGATAAGAGTATAAAAAATAAGGGAGGAGAATATGAAAAATAAGGCGTTTATTGTTTCAAATGTTTGGGCAAGAATGATTAGTTTTGAAAAAGCGGGAGAAGTAATGGAAGGTCATAAGCACACTTTTGACCATTTACATTTACTTGCGTTTGGTGAAATAGAAGTAGAGGTAGAAGGTAAAAAAGCACAATATACTGCACCTACAGTTTTAAAAATCTTAGCAGATAAAGAACACTCTATAACAAGTATTTCAGATAAAGCAGTAGGTTATTGTATACATCCTATTAGAGATGGATATAGAGTTGAAGATATTATTGATTCCCAAAATGTACCTGCATTAGTAAAACAAGGTTTTATTGATGAAGCATCAAAAGTTTTTGATTCTGAATCAAGTCCTTGGGATGTAGATGCAAAAGAATTGTTGTAAATGAAACCACGATTAGAACGCATTCCTGAGTTTATTTCTAAAGAAGAACAAAAAACACTTATAGATTGGATTGATGAAAAATTATCAAAAGGTGAAATTCCTTTTGGTTACACTTATGACCGAGTCATACGTAACCATATTATAAATAAAAAGAGAAGAACTACTAGAGTTAGTGAAAAACCTATAGATTTTCCACAAGTTGCCTATGATACTCAAAAAAGATTGTTAGATACTTTTGAATGGACAGATAATTGTCGCATAGAACCTATTTGTAATGGAAACAAAGAAAGTGGTATGATTGTAATCGCTACGTTTCCAGGTGGTGATACACATAAACATCGTGACTCTAAGGTAATTTTGGGAAGGTCTGCTACAAGATTTAACATTATTTTACAAAAACCTGAAAGTGGTGGCGAACTATACGTTGAAGGTGAAAATTTTGCGTGTGACGAAAGAGAACTACATTGTTACAATGTAACAGACAATACACATTGGGTGACAGAAGTACAAGGTGATAAACCAAGATACATCTGGATTTTTGGAATGTCTATTCCTCAATCAGATTGGGAAAATGGAAAAGTTTCAAGAAAAACTTAGATGGCAAAGACTTAATAACCTTTGTTGGGAAGGCTTTGATAAAGTAAGAAAATATGCTAGTGAAAACTACCCTGACCCTTCTGTTAATAATTCATTAGAATTTTTTATGACCAAATACGAAGGTGACTGGGATAAAAAAATTGATAATATAACTGGAAATAATTATGACTGACTTTTTACTATTTGGCTTAGGTGTTATCGTTACGATGCTAGGATATTTCTTACATCAACTATCACAAGATGTAAAAGATATTGAACACGCTATGAATAACTGTCCTAAAGAATATGTATTGAAGACAGACTACCAAAGAGACATATCAGAAATTAAAGATATACTTGGTAAGATATTTGAAAGAATAGATAATATAAAATGATTGAAATATTAACATCAATGTTACCCATCTTCACTGGCTTTATTGCTAGGCTAGTTGCTGATGGACTAAAGCAGAAGTCTGAGAATCAGAAGTTAATGATTCAGGCTATGTCTGCTAACAACAAAGCAATCGATAGTGCTAGAGAATATGCAGCTAAAGAATCACCATATGCTGCAGCAACAAGAAGAACTATATTCTTTATTATCTTAGCATTAGTATGTGTGTATGTTCTAGCACCTGTATTGTTCGATATACAGACAGTTATTCCTGTGATAGACAAGGGTGTTAGTTTCTTAGGATTGACGATTACAGAAGATTCTACGAGTTATATAACAGTAGATGGTCTAGTAAAATATAATGAGATATTTACTTGGACATCTAATATCGTCTCTTTTTACGTAGGGTCTCAGATTAAAGGCAGATGAAAAAACTATTAATATTACTATTCTGTACTACAGTATACGCAGCAGATACAACTATAGATACAACTACAACTTCTACATCAACTAACACTTCTACTAGCACAACTAATAGTACAGTTGACTATAAGAATCAACCAGTACAGAGGGCATCAGCACCTACTATCAGTGTAAACAATAATGATGTATGTGTAAGTGCAATCAGTGGTGGAGTACAAGGTACAGTAATAGGTGTATCTATGGGTACTACAATAACTGATATGAACTGTGAGAGAATTAAACTATCGAGAGAACTTAGGGCAGGTGGTATGAAGGTAGCAAGTATAGCTATTATGTGTCAAGACCCTAGAGTATTCCAAGCAATGATAGATAGTAACACACCTTGTCCATTCAAAGGTTTAATTGGTGAACAAGCAAAACAGATGTGGAATACATATCCAGAGTTAAGACCAGACTTTGAAGAGTATAAGGCAAAGAAACAGATATTAGTTGATGCTGGGTATATGGATAAAGATGGCAATATGTTAGACTACAAGGTAGATAATGAAGAGAATAGTTTTAAGTCTAGCACTGATAACTGGAATTAGTTTAGCCGAGACTACAGAGAATCTATTCGATGACCCATTTAATGATTTCTTAGATGGGAAATATGAATACCCTAACATACATATGCACGGAGATGGGAGTTATGACCCATACATATATACAGGTTCTAGTCTAAACTATAGAGATAGTGCAGTAGCAGAACACGAGATTAACTTAGATAGACTTACATATGAGATTACTAAAGTTAATTATGGTTATAAGTATTTCTCTTATGCACCAGGTGAAGTAGCAGTAGCTATAGCACTGATAGACGATGATGGCACTATGATTGATGATGCCATTATGGAATACAATATTACTACTAATCAGTGGATTAATATTGATAGAGTCTATAACGATATGGAAAAGCTAAGTCGTGCTAAAGAGTTATGGATGGGTATAGCAGGTTCTAGTGATTGGAATGGTACAGATGATATAAGAATAGGTGACATCTATATGACCTATGACTATCAAAAGATACCACTAGATTTAATTACAGACCCAGTCTACGACATAGCTAAAGTAACAGATATTAAATATGACTTAGATGCTAATGGTGTACCTAAGATAGATGAGATTAAAGTGGAGGTAGTAAAAGTAGATGTACCAGAGAATACTCCAGTTGTTAGTCAACCTGTGTCAGTCGTGCAACAACCAGTTAGTAAGACACCAGCTAAGACACAGAGACAAGCAAGTAAGAAAAAAACTAAACAAACAAAGAAGGTAACAAAAAAGGTAACAAAGAAAAATAAAGTTCAAACTAAGACAGCGATGCAAACAGTTGAACTTGTGCAAACCTCTAGTAACAGTATACCTACTATTGGTACTGAGTCTTTATTTGTCGGAAGTTCTATCGGGGTCGATGTACTAGCAGCAGGTGGTATAGACTTAATAGATACACTACAACTTAATGAGATGGACTTCTATGATGATAAAGACATATATGAAGACCAGATTAACTTAGCAGATACATTACAATTTAATCAACCACAATTCTACGGAGAGACAGACTGGTATGGAAGCAATACTAAATTTTATTAAGGAAGCACTAGCAGGTAAGAAGATGTCTGCACAATGGATTGTTACTATTGCAGTAGCAGTAGCTGGTATCGCTTGGTCAGGTACATTACTATGGCAAGAGTATCAAGGTATGCAAAATTCTATCTCTGCATTACAATCACAAGCACACGACCCGATTCCAGAATACGATGATGCACCTATGTCTGGTAGAGTCACTGCAAACTCAGATGCTATCATAGGTATTAAGGAAAGAATAAAGTCCGTAGAATCGAATATTTTGAGACTTGAGAAGGATGTTATGAAAGCAGAAGATAAGTTTGATAATAGAAATGTCAACCCATTAAGTTTATAGGAGGAAGTATGCCAAAAGTAGGTGGAAAACATTTTGCATATACAGCAGCAGGTAAGAAGAAAGCTAAAGCATATGCTAAGAAAACTGGTAAGAAGATGACTAATACTAAGAGGAAGTATTAATGCCAGCAAAGAAAGATTCTAGATTAGCAAGGGCAGGAGTATCAGGTTATAACAAACCTAAACGTACACCTAACCATCCTAAGAAGTCACACGTTGTTGTGGCTAAAGAAGGTAATAAAGTAAAGACAATTAGATTTGGTCAGCAAGGTGTATCAGGCGATAAGAAACCTACTGCTAGACAGAAATCATTTAAAGCCAGACACGCTAAGAACATTGCTAAAGGTAAGATGTCAGCAGCATACTGGGCAAACAAGGTGAAATGGTAATGCCAAAGAAAGGACTATACGCAAACATACACGCTAAGCGTAAAAGAATTAAAGCAGGTAGTGGTGAGAAGATGAGAAAACCTGGTAGTAAAGGTGCACCAACAAAAGC